CGCGGCGATCTCGTCGGTGAGCGCGCGCACACGGTCGGTCAGTTCGGTGAAGCGGGCCCTGCGCGTTTCCAGCAGTGACGGCATGTGCAGTGTCTCCTGTGCGGGTGTCGCCTACGTGGGATCGGCGCGCCACTGCGCTGCCTTGCTCCCAGGGCCACCCGTGCCACTGCACGCAATGCCTGGGCCCGGTGCCACTGCACCTGGGGCCACAGCCCGCCACTGCGGGCCTGCGCGCAGTGTGCCACAGGCGCTGGGTGCCCGTGGTGGATCTGACGGCAGCCCAGTACCCGGGGCCCGCCGAAAACGCCTCAGCGGGCCACACAGGGGCCCGCTATTCAGCCCAGCGCTGCGCCCTGGGCCATCAGCGCCTGGGCGCGGGCGACCAGGGTGGCGGTCCGCTGGGCCCGCGCCGCAGCCGCGTCGAGCGCATCCTGGTCGACCTCGACCGCACGCCGGGCGGTGATCAGCGCGTCGTCGTACTGGGCCCGCGCCGCGTGCACCACGAAACTCAACTCGCGTGGTGTCGCCTCGGTGCGCCACACCACGCCCTGGCGTGGTCGCTGGTGCGCGCTGGTGAAACGCAGCGACACCGCGCGCACGCGCCCTTCGTCGATGTTCGCCAGCAGGTCGTCGCCTACGGGTGTGCGGTCGACGGTGGCGGCGAAGTCGAGGCTGCGCGCAGTGTCGAGGAATGACACCAGCCCGGCGCGCTGGTCCGCGTGATCCAGCCGCGCCTCGACGGTGTTACCCACGTTCGCGATCCCGGCGGTGAACGCGCCCGCCCGCCAGCCTTCCAGGTACGGCGGTGTGCCCGGGTCGACGACGTGATACGCGCGGTCGTACGTGAGCACCCTGCCCTCGATGACGCGCCCCACCACGCCCTCGATGGTCACCGCACGCTGAAATTCTCGCATCAGTTGACCTCCGCGGTTTGCGGCGCGTCCGTCACGCCAGGATCGATCTCGTCGGCGGGCTCGCTGCTCGACGACTGCTCGATGGGCGGCTTCCCGAACGGCACGTTGGCCCAGTCGAACGGGTACAGCGGCAGGCGCTCGACGTTGCGCGCGTCGTTCAGCGTGAAGATCCCCGCGCCGAGTGCGGTCGCGCTGCTGTCGAGGCGCGTCGCGGTGTCGGTGCGCAGCAGGCGCTCGACGTCGAACATCACTGCCCGGCGCGACGGCAGCAGATCTGACCACGCCTGCTCGATGCGCCGGATCCACGGCCCCACCGAGTGCGTCAGGCGCTCGATTTCGCGCTGCTCACGGTTCGCGTAGGTGATGGCACCACGCCCGCCCGCCACCGTCGCGTCGAGGTCGGTGGGATCCATCCCGAACATATACGCGACCTCTGCGATGCCCAGGTGGCGCGTCTCCATGAATTGCGCGTCGGCAGGGCTGAACGCGAGCGGTGTGATCGTCATCGAGCGCGGCACGACCGCCGGGCGGCGCGTGCCGCTGCCGTGACGGTCGATCCAGCGCTGCTGGATGCTGTCAGCCTGCGCCTGTGACAGTTCGGGACGGTCGACCTGGATCATCACACTGTTTTCGGCCGCGGTGCGGTAGGTGGTCGCGCCGTACGCGGCACTGTCGACGATGGCGGCGAGCGCGAGGCGGAACGCCTCGATCACACCCAGGCCCCACAGCGCGCCCGGGCTGGTGTACCCGCGGATGTGTACGACCTCATCCCAGCCGAACAGTTCGCCGCCCCATTCGTAGGTGGGCAGCCCATCGACCAGGTACAGGTTCACATCGCTCGGGTGCACGGGCATCACCTGACGCGGGTAGCCGGTGTCCGCGTCGATGTCGATCTTCATGCCCACGAAGTTGCCGTACAGCAGGATTGACGTCACCACCTGCACCCAAAATTCGTGCGCGCTGAGCAGCACCCACGGGCGATCCGCGATAGGGCTGATGGGTTCGACGCGCACACCCAGCGCGTCGAATTCGATGGGCGGCGCGCACGACGCAACCGCGTTGGCGATGAAATGCAGGCAGCGCCACGCCGCCGGGATCCCGGTCACGCCCCGCTCGGTGATGGGCGCGACCGCGCCCGCGTCGCGGGTAGGCCAGCCGGTCGCCGGATCGGTGTACCAGGGCCACGTTTCGGGGCCCCAGGTGCTCGACTGATTCGCCCGGTACGGCGCGTCGTCCGGTATCGGCACGGGGTCGCGCACCTGGCGCGGTGTCGACACCTGACGCATGAAATCGAGCACCTGGGCGTACTGCGGGCTGCCGGGCAGCAGCAGCCCACGCGGTTCTACCGATACAGCCACAGGGCCCCCCGTTCGACAGTGGTGGCACGCCACAACGCGAGCGACGCGGCCACCAGCGGGCTCAGGTCGGTGGCAGGCGAACGCCGCGCCCAGGTGAACGCGTCGCCGCGGATGCGCTGACGCGCTCCGGCCACCGCGTCGTCGAGCAGCCGGTGCGGTCGCACCGCCACCCGCCCGTCGCACACCGCGTCATAGAACGCGCCCGCCGCCAGGGTCATATCGCCATCGGCAGCCACGTAGCACTCGCCCGGGAATTCGCGCTCGACGTCGAGGGCGAGCGTGCCGATAGGCCCACCGCCGTGCAGCACAACCTCGCGGAAATCGCCGTGCGCGCCTCGCAGCTCGCGTAGGCGGTCGAGCACCCACGCGAGCCCGGCGCGCCGTTCGACCAGTTCCAGCACCGGGTGGGATTCGTCGAGCGACGCGACGACCAGCACCGCGCTCGCACGGTCAGGCGGCGCGTCAATCGCGAACGTCAGCGGGCCCGTCGGTGCCGCGTCACTCACCTGGCACGCCGCCCACGCGCCCGCTGGGATCACGCTGTCGGCGGTGCGCGTCCAACGGTTGCCGTAGGCGCGGGCGAATTCGGCGCTCGGCATCGTCGCGTGCTCGGCGCGCAGCACGTCAAGGATCTGGGTGTAGCCCAGCGCAGGCATGAACGTGGGCCACTGCTCGATGTCGTCGAGGTCGAGGCTGTCAGGCGCGGACCACTCGAAATACGCGCTGCCGGTGGTCAGCCCATCGTCGACATACTGTCGCCCCGCCTCGACCTTGCGCCGCAGGTAAAACGCATCCTCGGTGCCCGCGGTCGACGTCACCCACAGTTGTGCATCAGGGCGCGTCACCATCGCGGGGCGCAGCGCCTGCTCGCGGCGGTCGTCCTGATCATTGAACGCCTCATCGAGCAGCGCGAGGTCGAGCACCTTGCCATGCCCGCTCGCGGGAGTGTTCGCAATCGGTTCGATGCGGCTGCCGGTCGCCCACACAAACTGTTCGTGCCCGCTCGCCCGGCGCACACCGCGCAACGCCTCACCCATGCGGCTGCCCTCGATGGTCGGCAGCCACCGATCCATCAGCGCCTTACGGGCGTCATGCCCTGACTGGGCGCTGTACGCGATCCACTGCGGGCGGCGCTGGGCCTGCGCGTAGGTGACTGCCCGCCACACCGCGAGACTTTGCAGCTTCGTAGTCTTGCCTGACTGGCGGGGCTCAGTGCACACCACCTCGCGGAACGCGAACCGCCCATCGGGCAACAGTTCCAGGCCCACGTCGAGCACCAGGCGCTGGTGCGGCATCAGTTCCCAGCCGAGTGCGCGGGCGACCGCGGCGACCTGGGGGCCCAGCGTGGGGCGTTCAGGTGTTCGCGGTGTCGCCCAGCGCGGCGGGCACGCTGAGGTCGTCGAGCAGTCGAGCGAAAGCGTCATGGGTTCCCGGGCTGTCGAGCGCTCGCAATCTGTCGAGCGCGGACGCGTGTGCGCGGGAGCACGACGCATGGGCGGCACTGCCAGGATCGGCAGCGTCGAGGCTACGGGCGGTCGACCGCGCGTGCGCGATGGTCGCCGCGTCGATGGGCTCGATACGCCCTGCCAGCCGCAGGGCGCGGATCGTTTCGTTCACCGCGTCGATGTTCGCGTGGGAGCCCATCACCACGCCCTCGACGGTGCGCTTGCCGCCTTGCGCGCGGCACGGCGGCGGGCCAGCACCTGCTTCACCACCACGCCGCGGCGCGCATTGCAAGTGTGACAGCACGGCACGATGTCACAGCACCCGCTGTCGCGCTCATGGTGATGCAGCGCGAGCGCAGGCACATGGTCGAGGCTGTCGGCAGCCCGCCCACAGCCGTACGCGCACGCGACGTCGCCGCGTCCCAGCCGCCGACGGGCGGCAACGTATGCCGGGTCGCGGTAGGCGTGACGCTGGCGGGTGCGCGCAGGCATCAGCAGGCCCGGGCAGGTTCGGGCCCGGGCACACACAAGTCAGAAGTGCTGGGGGCCTGCTTCTCGCAGTTAGAAAAACGCGCGCACCATCCTGCGATCATGGCGACAATCCCAGCGCGCGGAAATGCGCGCGGCTGGTCGGCGCGCGCGCGTTTCATCCGTGCGCGGGCGGCACGTCGTCGGGATTGGCAGGGTTCGGATCTGCCACCGGCGCGGGTGTGTCGTCGCCACCCAGGTCGAGGCTGCGACGCGACGTCTCGACGCCATCGGTGAACGTCACCATCTCGTCGCCCTGCTGAACCTCGACCACCTGGGGCTCAGGTGTCTCGGTGCTGTCGTCGGGCTGGTCGCTGGGCTGGGGCTGCTCGCTCTTTGCCGGGGTCATGCGCGCAGTATGGATCACTCGGGCAAGCGCCCGGCGGTTCTACTTGCGCCGCCGCCCGCCGATGCGCCCGTTGGTGCGGGTGCTCGCCACCTTGCGCACCTTGCCCACGCTGCCCATCGTGCGCCGCTGCGCTGCCCGTGACTGTGCGTTGCGGTGCAGGTTCAGGCGCTGGCGCTCGCTGATCCCAGCCTTGCGGGCCTGGGATTTCGTGGGCATCGGATACTTGCGCTGCGACGGGTAGGCGAACGCGGACGCGGGCAGGGCGTTGCGCTGGCGTGCGGTGAGCGCCATCGCTCAGCGCCCGCGCACGATGCCGTAGAACGCGCCGAGTGCGACCACACCGACCTCGACGACCAGGATCCACGCTTGAGTGTTCGTCACTCGCTCAGTGTCGCGCCCGCAGTCAAGCGTCGAACAGTTCCGCCTGGTCGACGTTGCCGCCGTTGCGGTGCTCGACCGCGATGGCATCGACACAGGCCCGGCACAGCAGCCGCAGGGTGTGATAGTGCCGGTGCTCGCGGGTGTCGAGGCGGCGATATTCCAGCCGTTCCGCAAACTGTTCATACGGGTTCGTGATCACCTGACGACAGCGCGCGCACATGATGCTGGCCATCACGCGCCCCACGCGGACAGCGGTAGGCGCGACGCGCACTGCGCCTGGGTCGCCGCGCTGGATCCGACCTCCGCGCCCAGGTCGCCGCAACTGCTCGACCAGGTGCCGGGCATGATCTGATAGCAGCCGTACGCGCCGCTGCCGCCCGCGTTCCAGATCCCAGGGTTGCCGCCTGACTCGCGGGCAATGAACTGGTCGGCACCGTTGGTCGCGCCACCGCACGCGCCGACGCTGGGAGACTGCGCGGGCGCTGCGACCGCGCGTGCCGCCACGTTCCGCGCGGTCGCGGCGCGTTCCAGCTCGCGCTGGGATTGCAGCCACGCGTCGAGCGCCGCCGCGCGCCCTTCCCAGTCGAGCAGGGCGGCGGTGCCTTCCCAGTCGAGCAGCGCGACACCTGCCTGCGCGACGGTGTGGGTGAGCGCGTCGTTAGAAGGGCTCGCTGTCGTCGATTTCGTCGCGGTCGGCACCATCAGCACCACCGCCGCTACTGCTGTCGCTACTGCTGTCATCGTTCGCTGCTCCTGTGTCGGCGGTCAGCCCCAGGCGCGCGATGCGCCAGGCGCTGTGACATCGGCACGCGCAGCCCTCGCGTAGCCAGTGGGGCGCATCCTCCGCGCCCCTGGTGGTCGAGCACCGGGTGCTCGCACTCGGGACAGGTGAGCCCGCGGTAATGCGTCGCGTACTTGCCCCACGTCTCGGTGGTGTCGCTCATGTGTGCACTTCCTCGATGTCGACGAACATGCCCAGGCGCTCGCGCGCGAGGTCCGCGTTGCGCGGGTCGAGGTCGATGCCGATGCCGTCGAGCCCGTTGCCCACTGCCACATCGAGCGTGGTGCCGGTGCCCGCGAACGGGTCGGCACCATGCCGCTGCGCCACGCGTCGTGCCCGCAGTCTGACCAGCCGGTGGTGATGTATTCGGCGTTCGGCGGGTCTGCGCCCTGGTCCCAGTCCTGATCGCGCCTGAACCCGCCGCGCCCTACCGCGCGCTGGTCGGCACCGACCGCGACCGCCCAGCCGGTAGTAGGCGCGTGTTCGTTGCGGTTGATGCGAGCGCGTGCTGCCGCGTATTCCGGCGCTTGAACGACCTCGCGCCGCGACGGCTGCCCGCACACGGTGCACACCCGGCGCGGGCACATCGCGGCCACGACGGGCTCGACCAGCGCACGCGGGAACGTCGCGTAGTGCGCGCCCTGATAGGGCGCAGTCGGGATCTCCCACCAGTCGAGCAGCGGCGCACCCGCCTCAGCCTGCGCCACCGCGCTGGTGTCGCCCGCGGTGTGGTAGCGCGGGCTGCCACGGTTCAACTGGTCGCGGCTGCGCGTGACCTCGGCGGCGCGCGCGTTGTCATGCAGCAGCGGATCCCAGTAGCGGCGCGCGCTCTTGCACGCGACGACCAGGAAGCTGGTCGCGGGTCGCCACTTGTCGCCGTCACGCCCCGGGCTGGGATTCGGGCGACACCACGCGACCACGTTGCGCACCCGCCACGGCGC